ATGGACACTTTCCACGGTGATGAGCATCTAGAAGTACTCACGGCGTCGCCGCAGGAAGTTGGCGTCGTCATGCAGTCAACCCAAACTTGGGATGCAGATGGGCATACAGCTCACTGGTGGGCAGCCCGACTGATGGAGTCGGACCTGTTCCGAGACTTGGACGTATACGACGCCGAACACATGTTGCGCGCGGTCATGCGCAGCGGCGATTCCCAAATGGCGCGGCTCCAGCGAAAGATTCTGGACGCCGTGCAGATCGAGCTAGAGGGATGACATGAGACACCTGATCCGCCGTTTGCTTCAAACCGATGCCCACGTTGCCGTGGGTATTTTTTCGATCATCTGCGCCATTGTCGGAGTCATGTCTGTCCTGCAACAGGAAGACGAAGCCGCCCGTCTCGCTGGCGATGGCACCACCAAATACGCAGCCAAGGACTGACATGACCGAAGCAACCGAAATCGCAGAATTGCCGCCGAAGGAGACCGCGCTGGAGGTGTATTCCAAGCCCAGCGGCCTGGAGCCGTGGCTGGAAAAGATCCGCGCCGAGGTGACCGGGCATGTGCCTGACCTCAAGACGAAGAAGGGCCGCGACGCAATTGCCAGCTTGGCCCACAAGGTCGCCAAGGCCAAGGTAGCGCTGGACGATATCGGCAAGGAGCTGGTTGCCGAACTGAAGGATGTGCCTAAGAAGATCGACGCGGAGCGCAAGCGCATGCGGGATCAACTGGACGCATTGAAGGATGAGGTCCGCGCGCCGCTGACTCAATGGGAACAGGCCGAAGAGGCGCGTCAGCAGCGCCACCAGCAGGGTCTCGATTGGTTCCGCCTGCGTGCCGACGAGAACCGCGATCTGGACGCTGCCGAACTTCGCGCCACGCTGGAGCAAGTCAACTCTCGCATCGTGGATGCATCCTGGGAGGAATTCGAGGCCGAGGCGCACCGCGTCAAGGCCCGCACCCTGGATGCGCTCACGCAAGCCCTAGCGGCACGCGAGAAGTACGACACCGAGCAGGCCGAACTTGCCCGCCTGCGTGCCGCGGAAGCTGCCCGCGAGCAAAAAGAGCGCGAAGAGCGAATTGCCCGCGAAGCCGCCGAGCAAGCCCAGCGTGAAGCCGACGCCCGCGCCCAGGCTGAACGCGAAGCTGCTATCCGCCGTGAGCAGGAAGCCAAGGCCGCAGCCGAGCGCCGCGAACTGGAACTGAAGCTGCAAGCCGAGCAGGCAGAGAAGGCCGCAGCCCAGGCTAAGGCCGACAAGATCGCCGCCGAGCAGCGCGCCGAGCAAGAACGCCTCGCCGCCATCGAACGAGAAAGGCAAGCCGTCGAAGCCGCGCGCCAGGCCGAGATCAAACGCCAGGCCGACGCCAAGGCTGCGGAAGAAGCCGAAGCCGCCAGTCGTGAAGCCGACAAGGCCCACAAGGGAAAGGTAAACCGCGCCGCCTTGGATGCGCTCGTCGCCGGCGGCATGCCCGAGGAATGCGCCAAGCAGGCGGTCACGCTGATCGCCAAGGGTCTGATCCCCAACATCCGAATCACCTATTGAGGACGCCATGAACGACGTTATCGAAGCCCCAGCCCGCCAGGCGGGGATTGTCCCGCAGCAGGATGGCCGCAGTTCGGTGGCCGACGTCACCCGCCATGTGATCGCCGTTCAGGAGGTCATGCGCTCGGTGATGAAGCCGAACGTGCACTACGGCGCGATTCCCGGGGCGGGCGAGAAGCCCACGCTGCTGAAGCCCGGCGCCGAGGTGCTGTGCATGACCTTTCGCATCGCCGACGAGTACGAGATCGTCGACCTTTCCACGGCCGGCGCGGTGCGGTATCGCGTGAAGTGCATCGGCCGGCACCAGGCCACGGGCCTAGCCCTCGGGTCTGGTCTGGGCGAGGCCTCTACCGACGAAGAGAAGTATCGCTGGCGCAAGGCGGTCTGCGATGCCGAATTCGAGGGCACGCCGGCCGATATGAAGCGCACAAAGTACGGGCGCAAGTCGGGCGGCCACTACACGGTTCAGCAGATCCGGACCGAGCCGGCCGACCTCGCGAACACCGTGCTGAAGATGGCCTGCAAGCGCGCCAAGATCGCCATGGTTCTCAACGTCACGGCTGCCAGCGACATGTTTAGCCAGGACCTGGAGGACCTGGACGCCGAGCTCGTGCGGCACCTGGCGGAGGACGACCGCGAGGCGCACATGCAAGAAGTCCGCACGGAATGGGTCACCCGCGCCCAGGCCGCCGCAACCGAAGACGAGCTGCGCGCCACCATGAAGGCCGGGGTGAAGGTGTTCCAGGCCGCGCGCGACCAGGATGGATACAAGCAATTCGCCGCCGCGGTTCAGAAGCGCGGCGCAGAGATCAAACAACCTCAAGGAGATAGCAATGCGTGATATCAAGTTCCGCTGCTCGAGTATCGGCAAGCTGATGGCCAACCCGACTGCCGCCGCCATCAAGGCCGGCGAAATCCTCTCGGTCGGTGCCAAGACCTACATCCGCGAATTGGCCCAGCAGGAAATCCTGGGCATCGACTTCGAATTCTCCAGCAAGGAGACACAGAAGGGCCTGGAGGTTGAGGATCAGTCCATCGCCCTTCTGAACCGCGTGCGCGGCCTCTCTCTGGTGAAGAACGCCGAGCGCCGCACCAACGAATGGCTCACAGGTGAATGCGACCTCTACGACGCCGAGCGGCAGCGCGGTCATGACCTGAAGTCGTCGTGGTCGGCGAAGACGTTCCCCGGATGGCTAGTTGACGCGACCGACAGCGGGTACGAGTGGCAGATGCGCGGCTACATGATGCTGTGGGACGCCGACCAGTGGGAGGTGAACTACGCGCTGGTCGACACGCCCGAGCGGCTGATCGGCTTCGAGCCGATCCAGATGCACCTGGTGTCGCACATCCCTGAACACCAGCGCCTCACGTCCTGGATCATCGAGCGCGACTTCGAGAAGGAGCGCGAGATGATCGCCAAGGTCAAGGCAGCTCGCGAGTACTTCGCCGAGGTCATCCAAGACTTTGACCACGCCCATCCCCAACTGCTCAAGGAAGCCGCGTAATGGCCAGCGTTAACAAAGTCATTTTGGTGGGCAACCTGGGCCGCGACCCGGAAGTCCGCTACAGCCCCGACGGTGGGGCTATCTGCAATATGTCCGTGGCCACGACGTCCAGTTGGAAGGACAAGGCCACGGGCGAGAAGCGCGAAGAGACCGAATGGCACCGGGTCGTCCTATACAACCGCCTGGCAGAGATTGCCGGCGAGTACTTGAAGAAAGGCCGCTCCGTCTATCTGGAAGGCCGTCTCAAGACGCGCAAGTGGCAAGACAAGGACACCGGCGCCGACCGCTACAGCACCGAAGTTGTGGCCGACCAGATGCAGATGCTGGGAGGTCGCGACGAGGGTGACAGTGCGCCGCCTGAACGTCAGCCGCAGCGCGCGCCGGCGCAACGTCCGACGAGCCAGCGCAACGAGTACGCCGAACAAAGCGGCGCAGGCCGTCCGCAGACCTCGGGCGGCAGCTTGGCCGACATGGACGATGACATCCCATTTGGCCCGATGTTCGGTCGCAAAGCGCACTACATCTAAGCCCCCCCCGCAGCCCCGTACCCCGCCGTCTGTCCGGGGCTGCCCTTCTATTGCCTGGAGATCCAAATGGAATCCAAAGATGCCCCCACGTCCGACGACGACCCGGTAGTTGATTTGGTGATGGCCTTGGGTCTTCCTGGCTTCTGTATTGGCCTGCTGTTAG